TTTGTCGGATTCAACTAGGGGTGAAAACGTCACGGACTTTGCTTCGCTATTGCTGAGAGCCTCACGAGGTTTCAAAGCTGGAGAGCCTTTAGAGTTCACTGATTGGCAACAATGGCTAATGAACCGAGTGTTTGAAACGAACCCTGACACCGGTCTTTTGAGGTATAGGCGAGCGCTCATCGGCCTTCCCCGCAAGAACGGGAAAAGTTTGCTGGGAACAGCTATGGCTCTCGAACATCTAATGTATGGTCCAGAAGGCGCTCAAGTCTATTCGGCTGCCGGCGACCGAGCGCAGGCTAGAATCGTGTTCGGTGAAGCTCGTCAACAGGTTATGAACAACCCTGACCTATCAAGGGTCGTAAAGGTTTATCGTGACGTGCTAGAAGTTCCGTCTAAGGGTGCTATTTACAGGGCGCTATCCGCAGACGCTATGAGAGCGCATGGTCTTGCACCTTCGCTAGTAGTTGCTGACGAGTTGCACGGCTGGCCTAGCTCACCGACTAATCAAAGAGGCGATGAACTCTGGGACGCACTTACGAGCGGTTCTGCTGACCGCCCTGAGTCATTGGTTGTTGGCATTACGACAGCCGGCGGTAATACGGACACGCTTCTTGGCCGACTTTACGAGCATGGTAAGCGTGTTGTTGAGTCTGGTGGAGAACTTGACCCTCAGTTTGGATTTTGGTGGTGGGAAGCCGGCAATGAAGCCGACCCTACTGACCCGAAGGTCTGGGAGCTAGCTAACCCTAACCTCGCCGAAGGCCTACTTGACCTTGGTGACTTTGAGGCTTCTATTGCAGCTTCTGGAAGCTCTGGCTTTGCAGGTTTCCAGCGATACCGACTAAATCAGTGGGTTCGTTTGGCCGGCGAAGACTTTGTTTCTCCTCATTTTTGGGCTGGAGCAGCTCGTGAACAATCTATCCCTCGCGGGGCTACGGTTGTGGCGGGCTTTGACGGCTCTGTATCCGGTGACGCGACTGGTATTGTGATTCAAGACGTGAAAACAGGCACGTTGAAAGTCCATGCCGCCTGGGAGCCGAATGCTCAAGACCCTGACTGGGTTGTTGACCGCGCAGATGTAAACGCAGAAATCGAACGTTTGTTCGACACTTATGACGTGAAAATGCTTTGGGCTGACCCGTCATTCTATGAACCTGACGTGCTAGAGTGGTCAAAACGTTGGCGTAAACGCGTTGAGCGTATCCCGCCGACTAATCATCGCGTAGCGCCTATGGCTCAGCAATTTATTGCCGACCTTGTAGCCGGTGACATTGGCCACGACAATGACCCTAGACTAACCCGCCATGTTCTCAATGCAGTAGCAACTGAGGCCGGCAGCTTCCGCAAAGAAAAGAAGGCTTCACCCCGAAAGGTTGACCTTCTAGCGTGTGCAGTTTTGGCGAACGGCGCTAGACACGCTACAAAGGAACGCACTCCAACGACCCGAAGGGCAACGATTCTATGACGCTATCACTAGACGAGCTAGGACTCATTGAGCGCCTACAATCACGCCTAAATCACTATAACGTGAGAAACATGGTCGCTGAGAGCTACTATGAGGGCAAGAACAAGCTCAAAGACCTACGCATTTCTATCCCCCCGCAGCTAACCTCAGTTGAGTCAGTTGTTGGCTGGGCTGGGACTGCCGTTGACGTTCTTGAGGAGCGTCTTGACCTTGAGGGCTACATGGGTGGGGACGCATTAGGCCTAAATGACATTTTCAACGCTAACCAGCTTGATTTGGAGTCAAGCCTTGGTCACAAAGACGCGTTTATCTATGGCGTTGGCTTTGTCGTTGTTGGCAAAGGCCGTCCAGAGCTAGGTGAGCCGTCTGAGCTAATCACAATTGAATCGCCTAAGCGTATGACCGCAGCTTACGACCTTCGCAGCCGTAGACTGACCTCAGCGCTGCTAGTTGACCACGACAACGGCAAGATTCTAGGCGGAACGCTTTATCTACCTAACGTCACTATCACTTTAGGCTTTAGCAAAGCTTGGTTTGAGGTTGACCGTGACGAACATAACCTTGGACGTGTTTTGGTAGTTCCACTTATCAACAACCCGCGCTCTGGTGAAACTCACGGCCGTTCAGAGATTACTAAGCCACTTCGCAGCTACACTGACAGCGCTATGAGAACCCTTTTGGGTGCAGAAGTTGCTCGTGAGTTCTATTCAGCTCCACAGCGCTACGTTTTGGGCGCTCCGGAGGACGTTTTCACTGACGCTGACGGTCAAGCGCTAAATTCTTGGTCTGTAATTCAAGGTCGCTTGCTCGGTTTGCCGTATAATGAAGACGAAGGCGTAATGCCACAGGTCGGGCAGTTCGCAGCTAACTCAACTAGCCCTTATTTTGAACAAATCCGTGCCTACGCGCAGCTAGTGGCAGCAGAAACTGCTATTCCGGCTTCTTACCTAGGATTTCAGACGGATAATCCGGCTTCAGCAGACGCTATCCGTCAAATGGAAGCGCGTCTAGTCAAGCGAGCCGAAAGACGACAGAAACAGTTCGGTAGAACATGGCTTGAAGTTGCTAAGCTTGCTCTATTGGTTCGTGACGGTGAAATTGCACCGGAAATTGACTCAGTTCGTCCAGTTTGGCGTGACGCTTCAACTCCTACCCGCGCAGCAAGTGCAGACGCAGCTATTAAGCTAATTCAGGCCGGCGTATTGCTACCGGACAGCGAAGTCACTTACAACCTAATCAACTTGAGTGCTAATGACAAGGCCGTGCTAACCGCAGAGAAAAGGGACAACCAAGCGCAAGCATTGGTCGCAAACTTGGCTCAGGCAACCACTCAAGCCGTTCAAGCCATAACTCCTAACACTGGAGCGTAATGGCAACTAAGACCGAAGCCCGCTTGAAGTATGAGTTATCTCAGCGTAATCAAGCAAACATGAAGGCAGTCGAAACCCTGCTAGAGCGTGAGGCTAATAGCGTCTTGCTGGCTGGTCAAGAGTTAGGCCGTCAAGAAATGGGCGGGTTTCTCCGGACTATCGTGCCAGAGCTTATTCGCAAATACGGAAACGTGAATGGTGCAGCTGCCGTCAAATACTACGACCAGCAACGCTTGCTCTATTCTCGCCGTGGTCTTGAAAGCCGAACCGCTAGCCGTGCAGCTGCTAAGAAAACTCAGTCTGCAATGTATTTCGCAAGAATGGCTGAGATTGACCACAAGAAGCTAGCTGAGCCTATCGTTGGATACAGCATGGCTAGGTTCACTGAAGCTGGATTTGACGTTATGCGCGACCAAACCGTGTCAGCAATGACTAGAGCCGTTGGAAGCTACAACCGTGATACGATTCTGTATAATGCAGGACTTGATGAGGCGGTCGTGACCGTGCAGCGTGTAGCTGAAGCTGACGCTTGTGCATTTTGCGCTCTAATGGCGTTTAGCTCAACCCGCTCTGCTTCCGGTAAGTCTTTGGACGTAAGAACCACCCAATACGCGGTGGACTTCCATGACCGTTGCCGTTGCTCTATTGAAACCCTTTACGAAGGCGATACCCCAATTCGCCCTCCATACTACGACCAGTTTGAACAAGAATACCTAGACACTTACAAGGGTAATAGCGTAAGCGATACTCTAGCTGAGTGGCGTGGAGCTACTGGTCGTTCATAAACTTCCGACACCCGTCGGGGCAGCCGCATGGCTGATAATCCTGCATAGGAGAAAACGCAATGAGTGAAGAAAACATCACTACCCCAGAGCCTACCGTTGAGGTTCCAGAAGCAGAGGCGCAGGTCGAAGCAACTGAAACTGACTGGAAGGCCGAAGCTCGCAAGTGGGAGGCTCGTGCAAAGGCTGGAAAAGCTGACGCAGAGGCTGCAACTAAGTGGCGCGAGTATGAGCAGAGCCTAAAGCCAGTCCAAGAGCGACTAGCTGAGGAGCTTGCTCAAGCTAAGGCAGAGGCTTCTGAGGCTTCTGTAAAGCTAAACCGTTTCGAGGTCGCTTCTCAGAAGGGCGTTCCAAACGAAGCGATTGAATTGCTGACTGGCTCAACCCGCGAGGAACTTGAGGCTTCAGCAGACAAACTGCTCTCGCTCATTGCGAATCAGTCAAAACCAAACACCCCTAAGCCTGACATGAATCAAGGCAAGCCGTCTACTGGCTCAACCGGCTCAACAGCCGACCAGTTCGCAGCTGCCCTTGCAGACTTAATCTAAAAACTATCAAGGAGATAAAACATGGCTGACCTTCAGCGTGGCTCAGCTGGCATTTACTTGCCAGAGGCCGTTTCAGGAGAAATCCTATCAAAGATGACCGAAACCTCAGTAGTTCAGTCGGCAGCTCGCCGTATTGCGCTTCCGGGCAACGGAACTGCCGTCAACATCGTGACCGGCGAACCTACCGCAGCATGGGTGGGCGAAACCGAGGCTAAGCCTGTATCAAACGGCTCAGCTTCAACCAAGGTTCTACGTCCATACAAGTTGGCCGTTATTGAAACCTTCTCAAACGAGTTCCGCCGTGACCTTCCAGCTCTATACGCTGCTCTTGCAGACCGTCTACCAGCTGCATTGGCTAAGAAGTTTGACTCAACCGTATTCCACGGCACTGCTCCGGGTTCAGACTTTGACACCCTAGCTTCAGCCGGCGCTAAGGTTCTAAACTACGCTGGTCTTGTTGGCGCTATGTCTGAAATTGGTGCAGCTGGCTACGACATGAACGGTGTTATCGTTGCTCCACAGGGCGAGGCAGCGGTTCTTAGCCTAGTTGACGGCAACGACCGTCCACTATTCATCACTAACCTTCAGTCTGAGGGCGCTATCGGTTCACTAATTGGCCGTCCAGTGTTCAAGTCACGCGCTGCATACCTAGACGCAACTACTGACGTTCTAGGCTTCGCAGGTGACTGGACTCAGGCCGTTTGGGGTCAGGTTTCAGACGTGACTATCAAGATTAGCGACCAAGCAACTCTTGTTGACGGTGCAACTACTATCAACCTATTCCAGCAGAACATGTTCGCAGTTCTTGCTGAGGTTGAAGTTGGCTTCCGCGTTTCTGACGTTGCAGCTTTCAAGAAGCTAACCGCCTAACATTAGGCAACCCCGCTAGGGGAGGACTGCCCTCCGGACGGTGGACAGGTAGAGAGAATCTACACCCTCCCCTAGCACCCCTAAACTTTTACGAAAGGCAAGCATGAGCTGGACGCTTCCACAAGACATTCTTGACCGCTGGGTTGGCGCTAATGCCCCTACGGACACAGACCTTCTAACCGCTCTCATCGCTGACGCTGAAGCAATTGTGCTTGCTGAGTATCCTGCCATTCAGACCCGCATTGACGCTGACGAATTGTCGGTGGACGTTGTTATTATGGTTGTTTCGCGCATGGTGTCGCGAGTCCTACGCAACCCAGACAACGTTAGCTATTGGCAGCAAACCACTGGACCATTCGGTCAAGCTAGAAACTTCGGTGAAAATGCCGTTGACATCTGGTTGAGCGGTGAAGAAAAACAGCTGCTAGCGCCTAAGCGCCGTGGCAAATCTTACGAGGTTGACCTTGGATACAACATGTTGAGCCAATCTGATGACCTTATCTGGGTTGAGTTAGGCGACAACTTCTAACATGAGCTTTATACGCGGTGGCGAAACCATTATCATTACAAGGCGCTCTGCGACCTCTACGGACGATTACGGCAACAATACTTACGCAACTACCACTATCACGGTAAAAGACGCTCTGGTGGCCATTGGTGGCACTTCTGAGCCTATTGACGTTGCGCGTGACGCGGTAGATTCTAACTTGACCGTGTATTTACCTAATGGCACGGTTGTTCAAGACGGTGACGTGT